GGATCACGGGTGTTCGACGCTATCTCATCCTTCGCGCTGCTGGGGGCCATTGCGGCCATCTCCATCGGTGGCGCTCGCATCGTTTCGTGGCTGCTCGACCGGCGTGACTACACCGCCTCGCAGCGGTCACGCGAAGCCCAGGTAATCGCGCTCGCACGCGCTGAGATTGCCGCCACCAAGCGTGGCGATCTGCTGGCCGCTGCCCGCCTCGCTGAGCAGCAGGAGGCCGTCCATGGCTGATTTCTTCCGCGAACCGCTGGTCATCTATGTCGTTGGCGGCGTGCTGCTCACGGGGCTGTATTGGTCGCTGGTGTTCGCTCTGCGCCGGAAGGGTGGTTGCAATGGCCGGTGATCGTGCGGTGCTGGCCGAGTCGGGACTCCCCTCGTCTAACAGGGGAGTCAGTGAATTCAGGAATGCACAGGGAACCCTGACGGTCGGCATTGACTGGTTTTCCGCTTCCATCGACCTGCGCGCAGCGCTGGACGAACTCGCGTTTCGTGATGGCGATAGCTTCGAAGAGGTCCGGCAGTGGATTGAGTTCTCCCCGGACAACGCACGCATTGCGGCCCTGCAGGTGTTCTGCTGGTTCTTCGCCGGGCTCGGGCTTGAGCTGGATGAAACCGTTGGCGGCGGTCGCTTCTACACGTGGCGAATCAAGATCATCGACGCGGCTAAGAAGTTCGTCGGGATGATTGAACTCGGTGGCGAAGAGTGCCGCCGTGCCGATGGCACCTACACCGCACGCCTTGAATTGACGGGTGACGGATGCAAAGCGCTAGGTGCAGCGCGCTGCGGCCATGCGCAGCGGTGGCTGGAGCTTCGAGCGAAGCTCGAAAGCTGCGCCGGAAGGATTACCCGAGTGGATGTATGCGCCGATGACCTTGTGGGTGATTACCCGCTGCGTCTGGCACAGAAGTGGTACAGCCAGGGCGACTTTGACAACCGTGGTCAGCGCCCTAAAGCACAGCTGGTGGACGACTACGACAGCGGTGACGGCAAAACGTTCTATGTGGGTGGCAAGAAGTCCGAAAAGCAGCTGCGCGTGTATGAGAAGGGCAGGGAGCAGGGCGACAAGAATTCGCCGTGGGTGCGCTACGAAGCGCAGTTCCGCAACTCCAATCGCAAGGAACTGCCGCTCGACATTCTGCGTGACCCAGCGACGTACCTGCTGGGCGCCTATCCGGTGCTGAGCTTTCTCAACTGTGTCGCCACCCGAATCGAAATCACGAAAGCAGCCGTTGAAGCCACGTGGAAGAGCGTTCGTCGCCACATCCGCCGTCAGTACGGCGCGGCTCTGAATTTCATCTCCAAGAACTGTCCGGACGATCAGTCGTTGCGGACGGTCGTTGAATCCTGCACCTCGCCAAAGCTGCCGAGGTGGGTAACAGGCGAAACAGCAGCGCATTGGCCCGAAATCGCGGCCGTACAACCAACCCAAGAGGGGTAACACATGAGCGTCAAGGTCACCGTCCTGAAGAACGAAATCGACGAACGCGGCGGCAGCTTCAAGAACGATGCTGGCGACAACGTCGAGTACACCACGCGCAAGCAGAAGGCCAAGCTCGAAACCGGTGGTTTCGCCTATCCGTTTGACGTGCGCCTGGACAAGGGTCAGCCGGGTTACCCCGAAGGCGAGTACGAGCTCGATATCGAATCCATGTTGCAGGTCAACAAGGGCGTTGCCTCGCTGAGCAAGTTCACCATCCTGCGCATGCTGCCCAAGGCTGCACCGCGCGCCGCAGCGCAGGCCTGAGTCATGGCGCGGTACGTCTACGAATGCTTGCAGTTCAACCAGCAGACCGGTGAGTGCGCGCAAGCCGGATTCGTGCCGCGCACCGAAATTCCCAGCCTTTCTACTGCCGAGGTTACGGGGATTCTGTCCATGGTTGCGGTGTGCTTCGCCGTGGCATGGGCTTACAAACAGATAGGCAGAACTATCCGCAACTAACGAAAGGGGAACACCATGGATCTTGACGCAACTGCTGCACTGACCGTTCTGGCTGGACTGTCTGCCGTCTTGGGCGCTATCGGCGCCGCCAAGCTGGCACCGGCCGCAATCTCGGTCGGCTTCAAGTGGCTGAAGGGCGCGATCTTCGGTTGATCGCTGTAGCACGGGGCCGGGCGATCCGGCCCCTTTTTTTATGGGGGGATTCGTGATGCTGGGTCTTTTCGTGCTGTGCGCTGGCACTGCCGCGCTGTACATCGCGTTCGGTGATTAGATGTTACGCATACTCTTCGCGATCATGCTTGCTGCGCTGTATAGCGCTCCTACGTCGGCTCAGGTTGGCACCTGCTCGCACAGCGCTGACGTTGGGTCGGATTCTTGTCCGGATCAGGGCACCGCGTATACCGCAGCATGGGCGGCCGCTACTGATCAGGCTGGCCGTTCTAATGCTATTGGCGGCCAAAAGTGGTCGCCATTTGTCGAGCTCGATGGCGTCGGCACCTACGTGGGCTTCATCAGGCCCTCTACTGCCTCTAACGGGCGCTACGCCTCCAAAACCCGCATGTTCACCGTCAAGTGCAGTGCGAGGCCGGAAGAATTTGGGTGGGAGGGCGGCACTACTGCGGGCTCCGTGAACGTCTGTTATAACGGCTGCATGTATTCCAGCGCTTTGGATCCCCAGGGCGTTGCGGGCGTCAGCTATGCGCCTACGGGAGGGGTGTGTACCAACGCCGATGCGCCTGAGCCTAAGCCTGCTGGCGATGGCGGTGGTGATGATGGCGGTGGCACCGGCGGGGAGACGGGTGGCGGTGACGGAGACGGCGGAGGCGATGGCGGTGGTGATGGAGATGGTGGCGGTGATGGCGGTGGTGGAGACGGCGAGGGCGGTGGCAACGGTGATGGTGATGGCGACGGGGATAGTGACGGCGGTGAGGATGGCGACGGTGATGGCGACGGTGATGGAGAGAATCCCAGCCTTCCAGAGAACCCAACGTATCCGGGCGACATTCCGATGCCTTACGCCGACCCGCCTATTCCGAGTAGCTATCTCGGCCAGTGGTCCAGCGGCCTTGGTGGCGGCTCCTGCCCTGCTGCAAAGACCATGACTGTAGGAGTTGGCTCCATCTCCACGTCCATCAGTTTCGAGTTCAAGCCTCTCTGTGATTTTGCACTGCTGATCAGGGGGCTAGTCATCGCTTGCGCTGCTGTGGCAGCCGCCATCATCGTTTCAGGAGTACGCAAGTAATGCCTTGGCTCGCCGCGTTTCTTACTCAACTCTTGGGCAACTCCCTTGCGCGTGTACTGACCGGCGCGGGTCTTGGTCTTGCCACAGGCGCAGCGCTCCTGCCGCTTGTCAAGGGCGCACTAAACCTCATTACGCAGAAGTGGTCGGGCATTTCAGCGGATCTAGCAAACGTGATGCTCATGGCCGGGGCAGGGGAGGCCATCACGATGATTGGATCCGCCATCGTGACCAAGGTCGTCATTGATGCGGGCAAGGTCGCCGTTCAAAAGGTAGCTTCCAAATGATGTATTTGATTTCAGGTCAGCCGGGCAATGGCAAGACCCTGCGCGCAATGTCCATGGCGCTTGAGTTTTACGAGCAGAACCAGCAGCAGGTAAAGGAAGGCAAGGCGCAGCCTCGTCGCTTCTTTACGAACATCGCGGGTGCAACGGCAGAAGAGGGCGCGGATGCCTTCCCATGGATGGAGAAGCTGCCCGAACACAACGACTGGACGCAGCTGCCGGATGGCTCTTTCGTGATCTACGACGAAGCGCATTCCGATGGCAACACACAGGGTCTTGAGCGATATGGCAGGCTTTTCCCGTCTACGGGCAAGCCGGGCGAATCGGATGACCCGCGCATTCGCGCAATGTCTACGCACCGGCATCGTGGCTTCGATCTTGTGTTCGTCACGCAATGGCCGAACAAGATCCACCACCAGGTGCGCACGCTTATCGGTTCGCACACACACATGAATCGTTCGTTCGGCATGCAGCGTGCTGGCGTGCTCACGTGGTCGCGTGTGCAGAGCGATCCTTACGATGAGAAGGTGCGCGACAAAGCCGAGGAAGAAATCTGGGCCTACCCGAAGGCGCTGTACAGCCGCTATCGCAGCGCTACGCTGCACACGGCCAGTCACAAGTTCAAGGTGCCTAAGAAGGTTTGGCAGGCGCTGTCCGTGACCATCGTGCTGATTCTCGGTGTCTGGATGATCTATGCGTTCATCATCAAACCTTCTCCGACGCCCAAGAAGGTGGAGGAGGGGGCCGGTGCTTTGCCGGCGGCGGGAGCCCTGGCGCCCTTGGGCGCGGGCGGGCCGGCGGCACGGCCCCTCACGCGTGAGGAGTACATCGAACGTCACACGCCGCGGATTGAGTTTCAGCCGTGGTCCGCTCCCGTGTTCGATGACAGGTCCGTGCAGTCGCAACCCGAGTTGTATTGCATGGCATCTGGAACCACCGAGCAGGACACTACCTGCACGTGCGTAACCGAGCAGGGCACCAAGGCAAAGGTCAGGTTGCCGGTGTGCCTTGCGATTGCACGCGACGGACCCGCCTACAATCCCTACCGCGCACCCCGCCAGATTGATTCTGGCGCCACCACCCAGCTTGCCGGTGTGCAACCGATCAACACACAGCCAAGTGGTGTTGCCGGTACAGTGATTGCGGTTGGTGAGCGGCCTATGTCTACGTTCCCTGAGTCGGTGCAGAATCGCTACAGCGGGAACTAGCGTGGCGCATCAAGGGGTGCAGGTCTAAGGGGTGTAGGGGCGGCGCCCCTACGGAAGCGCCTCACACGCGCTGGCGAGGCCTCGGCCCCGGTACCGACAGGACACCCGAGACAGGATCGGCGTCAGGACCAGCCATCACCTCGGAAGACCGCTTTGCGCGACGATGGGCGACCTCGGCCAGGTCAACGATGTCGGCACGCCCGAACGGCCGTTTCTGGCCGCCTCGGGCAATCTCCATCATCCGACGCCATTCCTGCGCCTGTGCTGCCAGCAGAGAGAGCCAAGCCAGATCCTGCGGTTCCAGCTCACGGCCTTCGGGTGTGACCAGTCGGTCAGCCTTAAACGAAAAACCGGCCCAAGGGCCGGTTAGGTTGCGATCACGCACAATCAGGCTCCATGCCACAGCAGGGCTGAGGATCGAGGCAAGATGCGTGCCAGCCACCCTCGGATCGCTCTGAACATAATATACATACTGTCGTTGCCGGACGCGCTAAACGACTGAATATCAAAGGATTTTGCGCGAGCGACGCCCGGGGCTGAGAACACTACCAGCACCAGCACTGCCGCCGCCGCGCTCACCCTGTCCAAGATCAGTCGCCACAGTGCGCGCTCGGTGGTGGAGGTCGCTCGCTCGGCGTGGATCATTGCCATCCACGTGGCGCCATCAATCTTCGCCATGGCGCAAATTTGCGCAATCCGTTCATCGGACAAGGGGGTATCGCCCTTTCGCCAGCGGGAAATCAAAGATCGGGTAACGCCGACGCGCTCCGCCAAAGCTATGTCGGAGCCTAAATTCAAGCGGTTTTTCACGTTGTCAAGTAGTTCGTTGACGGCTGACATTGCGGCTCCTGTTGATCGATCAGTTGACACGTGTTTCCCGATCAGTTTACATGCCCCTCGTTGAGCGATCACTCAACACCCGCCATCGGCACCCCAAGGCCGCTGGCGGGATCTCTTGGGGCTTGGGGCAGGGGATCACGGGTGTTCGACGCTATCTCATCCTTCGCGCTGCTGGGGGCCATTGCGGCCATCTCCATCGGTGGCGCTCGCATCGTTTCGTGGCTGCTCGACCGGCGTGACTACACCGCCTCGCAG